GTTGCAACTAATTCTTTATGTTTTATTGTCATGGTTTTATAATCATTCTACATTTTAACGGGGTAATTCATAGGGGCTTATTACCTTTATTTTGGTTGTTGTCCCTTTTTGAGTTACTTCTTCCCTTTAAATTTATTATTATTTTATCTTTACTTTTGTTTTTATTAATTTTACATTGTTATATTACGCGCGTTATATAATAATGTTTATTTATTAAAAGTAAAGTTAAATTATTTTATATATTAAATAATAATAATTATTGAACTCAAATTGTTCTGTTAAAATATTAGAATGCTGGGATGATCTAACATCTCTAACCAGTCTCTTTAAAATTAGTTATGGCTTCATCAATTTATGCTTATACTCCAAACATATCGCCGTATATCGATACTAATACATCTCTAGTTTTACTATAAAGTTCAAATTCAACGTCTTGACAATGTAACTTATTATCCATCTCTTCCTTGTAGTGTTTCAATGTTTTTGTGGCTTATTTTGATAATTATTACTGTTGGGTTTTTAATTTATTATAAAAAGGAATATATTAACTCCAACTTTTATCGTCTTTTTCTTAATATAACTCATAAACAGATTAGTAATAATGTTCTATTTCAGGGAACAATCTCAGCAAAGTTTAATTTCCGTCAATCTACATTTTAATATAGGCAGCTTTTTCTTATCTAGTTTTAAAGTCCTATGGGCATTGTTACATTTACAACATAGCTCTTCCTGGAGTTCTATACAAAATATGAGTCTCTATATCCTATATCTTAACGGGTGCAAGGTAACATTATAAAAACTTTGATTGATAAGGCCCGTCTCTAATTTCAACTTTAACATCTAAACCATACTATTTATACAAGTCTTTAATTGAGCTAGGAGAAACCCATTAATTACTCATGAACAAATTATCATCACCTAACATGAAAGCAGTCGATACTTCATCTTTTCCAAACAAAGACCTGAAGGTTACTGCATTAATTATTGTGTTGCCAAGACTAGTGTTTGGGTCACCAGACTTTCTGCCATACATTTAATCCAATGTCAATAAAGCTCCAGAACTCAGTTCAAATTTCA